CCCAGCCGTAATCATACCTGACTGCTTGTAAGAGAACGTTACGCTATAACTTCTAGAATATGTATTAACTACTCCTGAGATTCCAGTCACTTTACTATTATTCAAAGTTAAGTCGCCTCTTGAAACTGTCATGCTAGAAAGACCGCTTCCTTGCTTAACTCCTGAATCATAAGCAACAAATGCGCCATCGAGAACAGCGTTAACAAATTTTTGAGCTCCGCCATGAGCCTCTGTACCATCCGAGTTAACGAAATCAGCTTTTGCAAGGGCGTAACTTTTTTCTTGTGGGTCTCCTATTTGGTTCGCTACGGTTGAATCACTGAAAGGCGTGCCTCCAGCATTACCTAAACCTATCGGAAACGCTACGCCAGTAACATCAGTATCGTTACCTGCTGCCACTACTGCTGCAGCTGATGCTACAGCATTTCCTTTAAGGTAGTGTATCCCACCTGCAACTGAGCCCGAAGTGAGGTAAGAAAGTTTACTACCTCTCGTATTTAAATTAAAATTGTGTTCTTTAGATGACATAATTTATTTCTCCTGTTATTTATATTCTGAATTACATTAGTTTTTCCTGTTTTGGAAATTTTTTTTTTACTCTACATCTCCTAGTTTCTTAAGCTCCGCTAGCTTCTCTTCTGGAGTTGATATTCCACCTATAATTGTGAAAACTGTTAAGTTATTCTTATCTCCACTATATACACCTCTATGTACAACACTTCCAGATCTTAGTAATCTAGTTAGCTGATCAAAAGCTTGATCTAAGTTAGATTGAGGTATATCGTCTAAGACTTCTTTGCCTCCTATGAGGATAGCCCCGGCAGCGTTTGCTGTAGAAATATCTATGCCGCCAGACATGCTACCGCTTTGAGCAATACTTCTAACAGCTCTAGAAATATTTACTGGGTCCTTCCAATCTGCGACAGGCGTGGCTCCGAAAATAGTAATACCAGAATCCAAAACACTTTTATAGTCACTAGAATCAAAAGAAGAATAAGAACTATCCTTTGAGGCCGTCATATTAAATAGATGAAAGACGCCTGCTGTGCTCATATTAGCTGTCTGCCAAAAATTAGAAACAGAAACATTAGAATAAATCTTACTAGTTTTTTCGTTATCTATAATAACCAAAGGCGATACAGAGCCTTGCTCCACAAGCTCGCAAACTTCTTTTAGAGTCTCGTAAGCGTTAGCATTAACTCTCTTGCCCTCTGAATATTTTGGCAAAGCCAATATAACTCCAACTTTCTTAGAGTCCGAGTTAAGAGTCTCTTGTAGTTCTTGGGCTGTCTTAACTAATGGAACAACTGTTCCTGCTCCTGAACCGCCACCTGCTCCTGCGCAAACAAAAATCCTATCCAGATCTTCTCCAAAAGACCTTCTCATAAAATCTAAGACATCATCCTTTTTCTCCTCAAAGCATTTTGCAGCAACGGATCTGTCTTTTCCTGCTCCACCTGAACCTATGCATAATTTATTATCCACGTGTACGGTATTCAAATCTTGCTGAGCTGTATTTACTACGCCAATTTTTCTATAACCAAGCTTATGGAAGCTCTCTGCTATTCTTGAGCCGCCTTGACCTGCTCCAATAAATGCAAATTTAAAAGCTCCCTCTACTTCGTCCTTGACTTCTTTTTTTTCTTCGGGTTCGGGAGGCAGTGGTATATCTGGAACGACTAGATCTATATCTACGCCGCCCATATATTGATTAACGTCTTGTATATTGTCTTTATTTTCACTCATAATTAAATTTTACTTTCTAATAGTAAGCTAGCTAAATAATCATCTACTTGATGCTCACATGCTATAGCTTCAACTTCTTCTACTCTGTTATGATTTGTGTCGACAGGATTATCAATATAATCTTGCACTTTTTCAATCCATTTGTCTACTGGTTCATTAGCCATAATTACTTTGCAGACTTCATCAGAAATAGATCTAATTTTATTAGTCACTCTTTTATTTTCATATTTTAGCTTTAAGCTTTCTTGTACTTGAGCTTCAAGTTTTTGAGCATTAGCTAAGTTCTCTTTTATTTTTTCTACACTAAATTTAGCACTACCTGTCGTGTTCTCTCCTATAGGTGAGACCTTCTTAGTCGTTTGAGGAGAAGTTTCTCCTTCCGGTCTGCCAGCTTCATTACCACCTCCTATAAGCGGATTGTACAGTCCTTCATCTCTCAATTCTCTAAACTTCCTTTGGGAATCTATAGAGTCACTTGGCTCTGGTAGTCTTCCAGACTCCATTGCCTGCATACCTTCTTCAGGAGTTAAAACACCGTACTGAAGCAATTGAGCAACAACTCTATTCCAAGTAGTTTTATCTTTTAGCTCTATCTCTTCAAAATGAGGAGTAGGAAAATTCTTAAAACCTACAGACTTACAAATGTTTTTGATTTCAGGAACCAAAAATTGATTAATGAAAGCATCTCTACCCTGCTTAAGTCTTTCTATAAACACTTGCACTTTAATACTAGTATTAGCAAACTTTTCTTCTCCTACTAAAATATTATTTAAGCCCATTTGTATATCTTGATTAACTACGCTGTATTTTCTTGGGTCTAAAATTCCTGCAATGTCAGGTATAACAAATTTAGCTTCGGTCGTATAATCAGAGACTAGAACCTTACCTACAGACTGGTTCTCGAAAAGCTTCTGCATAGTTTCGATACTTCTTTGATTGACATTCAGGCTTCCATCTTTCATCTCAGAACCCATCGTTATTAAAAGTATAGCTTGGTTTGTGGTTCTGGTAATAGCCATATCCATCTTCTTCATTTCGGACTTCCAATTGATGTCTTCTAAAACTGGATAACCCATAGGTACTGAAAACGGCTCATAATCTTGTTTTTTATAAAACACGGGAGTCACTTTTTGTGGATCAAGTTTAAACGTAAGTATACCCACGTTTCTACCCTTGAGAGCGTCTTTTGTTTCTTTATCCAAAGAGTCATAAACTTCTTTATCCTCTTCTGTCCTCGGGTTCTTTAATCTCTCTAGTTCGTAATCACTTAAGACTTTATAATACTGCCCAGTGAAGAAAGATATATTGCCGCCCATTTGAATGTCAGCCGGGTTCAGGATTATATATCTTGACGGAAGAGTGCCTCCTTCTGCGGCGCTAATCAAGGAAGAGGTTCCATATGTTTGAGTTATCTTTTTTAAATCTTCTGGTTGAATCTTTGTATCGAACCTATGGATAAAAACATTTCCAGATCTATAATACTCTCTGAAAAATTTATCAAGAAAACTTTGCATATCAATCTTCTTAAATAAAGCTTGTAAAAAGTCTCTTGATTTTTTGCTCCCTCCAGTAAAATAAATATTAGTAGAGGAGAACTCCGTCATTAGATCTATTACGTTTCTAAATACAGCAAAATTATAATAAGCCTTTTGACAAAGAACAACTGCGTCTCTAACATTAAGAGAGCTTTTATTTTTAACTCCTTTTGTGTATTTGAACGGAACTAAACCATTATCGATATTTTCAAACCTATTAGTCCTCTCTATTTGCCCTCCAACATTTCTTCGCGTTCTAGTTGATTGGTCAACAGTAGTATAAGGAGACGAAGCAAAGCTCGTCATCATGGGTTTTAGTTCCTCTTTATTTTTGTCTTTCTTTGTCATTTTAAGCTATCATTAAATGTCTACCGCCAGCGGCAGTGTTTCCACTTACGTAAAGAGCCCCTTCTGGTAAGCTTCCAGTATTGGGGTACACGGGTAAGTTTCTCATAAGTATCTGTAAGCCACTTATAGTAAATATATCTTTACCATATGGACCCATATTTATTCTATCATCCTCAAATATATCCATCAAAGGCATACCTGCTTTGTCAGTAACAGAAAAAACAGGAGCATCTGTATCGTAACCAGCAGCTAGAGTTAATAGGGCACCGCTTGGGTCATTAAAGGTAATTGACTCATTAGCGTTAGCTATCAATTTTACTGAACCATCCCCAAAAGTAACTTTGTCTGTTTTTAAACCTGAGTTGAAAGTTTTCTCTGCGCTGAAAACAGTAGAGGATTCCGAGGTTATATTTGATATAGAAGTACCAAGGCTTAAGCCTGTAGCATTTAAACTACTTTTTATATCTCCACTAGAAGTAGAAACATAGCCTGTCATTTCAGGATAACCAGCTAGCTTCATCCACCCAGCTCTTGTTACAGTATCTCCTGTAGCCACAAATAAACCTTGGCTATCATCATGACCTGAAGAATAAGCTAAAGCCCCAGTTATGGAGTCGGAAGCTTTAAAGTCTCCTGAACCAGAATGATATATACTACCAGATTTTAAAAATTCTCCACTTACTGTAGAGAAATTCCCAGAAGCTGTTTCTATTTCAGATTGCAAGTAGCCGCTTGCAGAGTTGGTATATGCTTCGGCATGCCCTGAAACATCTTTAGATTTTTGCCAATTTAATTCTCCTGAAGTATTTAGAGTGCCGCTAAGCTGAGTAGACAAGCCCGAAACTCTAGCCATTATATCCCCACTATATCCAGTAAAAGAATTGGCTCCTCCTTCAGTTAGAGACACAAAACCAGACTTATTATCGTGGGTATAAAAACCCGAAGTATATGAATTTGAACCCGAGAGTTTCTTATTTAAGAAAACTCTAAAGCTCTCGGAGTCTACCTGACCAGTTTGAATACTAAATGGCATAACAGCTATTTTCGATTTATTTACACTTAAAACAACATAACAGGCTCAAAACTTTCCTTAGTAATGTTATTTTCTGTGTTACTTATATCGTTATATAGCTTAAGGCCCCAATTTGCCAACATTAATGCAGAATAATTATCCTTTCTGGCTTTATTGGGAGAATTAGACCTTTTAAGGTGTTGAGGTAGGTCAAAATTTTGCGAACCTCTAGAGGTTGCTTTGTGCTCTACTAAACTGCATTGCTTCTTAGTTTGATAGATCATATCGTCTTGATGCTCAATAAAATCAAGCATAGACCATTCTTTTCTATCTTCTATAAAAATGAGTTTTTTAGGGTAAGGTAATCTTATCGAGCTAGTTCTATTAAAAAATGTCTCATTGGAAGCTGTCCTTGAAGCAAACCAAATTTTCTTATAATCTATACAAGCTTGCAAGTGTTCATTAGCCCTTCTGATAAAATTACTAGTAAATACTTGATTAAAACAAATTTGATGGTTTTCTTGGTTATATTTTAATTTAGCTGTTCTTAATGACTTTTGGTAATCCAAACCTTCTGCGTCCGAATTTAAAGGTATGGTTTTTAAATTTATTCTAGCATCTTTAAAAAATTGAGATTCATTGCAACTATCTAAGTAAGTATCTGATCCAGCATTATCAAGACATATAAAAACAATATTAAAAGCTTGAAGAATATAAGCTAAATATTTTACATGGTTATTTAGGCTGCCCAAACCTGCGTAAGAATGAACCAAAGTTCCTTGCCCGGTATTATCATCTATTTCCATTACAGCAATAGCAAAATAGTCAGCCGTAGGGCTGTCGCTCATATTGGGGTCAATGCCAAGAACGTAACGCTTATCTGTTCTACCTACCATTAAGGTACATGGTTCTTCATCTCCCTTAAGAGTGCATAACTCCATTTTCTTTGCACTGAAATAGCTATCGCTGCCATCTGTAAATTGAGCACAATACTCACGTTGGAATGAAAAGTGAGAAGCTCCGCCTTCTTGAGCTTCTTCAATAATTGTTCTATCAATCATTTCTTCCGGAAGAGCTTCGTAACCCATCTGAGACACAAAATATTTCGCATCACCAATATCTTCTTCTGACTGTATTTTATTTACCCATTCCTGATATGTTTTATATAAATTTTCAAAAGTATAACTAGCAGACGAAAGAGCTATCATTTTAGATTTGTTCTCAAATTTGGTTCTATCCTCTTCTTTTAGAGCTCCTTCTTCTATTAACTTGTCCTCTATTTCTTTTATTTCCATCCTTCTTTTCATATCTTGAGGCGCGACAAGAAATGGCATCAAAACATTTTTGATTATATCTTCAGGTAAAAGAAGGTACTCGTCAAGCACCAATATATTAGCACGGAAACCACGAATCTTTTCTCCACTTAAAGGAATAGCTGTTATTGTTCCTCCATTTATTTTCCATTCATATTGATCGTTTCTTTTTGTTTTTGCTCCGAAAGCTTGGGCTAACAATGTAGCCTCTTTTGTTTCGACTATTTTTTCTATATTATTAAAGATAAATCTAGCTGTACGAAAAGTTGGGCCAGCTATCAATATTTTAGTATTAGGTTCAAATATGCATTGCAGGAAACAATAAATAGAAGCTATAAAAGACTTACCACAACCACGACCCCAAACGCACATACTAAAGTTTCTGTTAAACATTCCTCTAAGAGTTATCTCTTGGAAAGGAGCTAACTTTATTCCTGTAAGAAGATAAGTGGTAAAATATAGATTATTTCTAAGAAATTCAGCTAAACTTATTCTAGCTTCTTTATCTTCAAGGAAACCTTCTATCTTGGAAAGGCGTGCATTTACGTCTTCTACCTCTTTTAAATATTTGTCTGGTGATGACCACATACTAAAAAAGATTTAAATCATAAGCTAATTGCAAGTCAAGTTTTTTATAAACATCTCCTGAAAAGAATATCTTTCTTGTTACTCTAGTTGCTTCGGTTCTACCCTTAGCAAAAAGAAACTGAATGTTGTCGTATCTTTGTATAATATCTCTGACATTTCTCATCACGTACTCTGGAGTAACTTGCACTTTTTTTGTAATGAATTTTAAATAATTAAACTTCATCATATTGTCAAGACTATTCTCTACCACAACTACAACGTAAGCGTCCTGCTCTTTAGCCCTATCCATTTCTCTGCAGAATCTCTCATACCCTCCAGAGAAAGTACCTATAAAATCTTTGGTTTCTTTTCTCTCGACGTAACAGTCGTTTCCATCTTTATCTAGCCAATAATCAGCAAACTTAAGCCCTTCTCTTCTTGTTCCATAATTTATATTTAAAGGTTTTTGCTCTCTTGTGTCAACTACAATCTCATAACCTTCCTCTATGTTCTCTTCTATCTTTTCTTTGGGTATGTTATCGAACCTTTTTGATAAACCAATCTTTTCACATAGATTATAATAATTACCAAAAAGTTTTTGATAGTAAAAAATAGGAGGCATCATAGAAGACCTCATCTCAACTTGAGTAGGTGAACTTTTGATTTTTCTTCTTTCTATTCTGTCTTTAATTACTTGAATACAAAATTTCCTAGCGTCCTCTTCTGAGGCTGACTCTAAATACTTTTTCATATTAGGTCTGGAATTAAAGTAGTTAGAAAAGTAATGAGCTTTATTTTTAAATTTAATTAAATCTCCTGTAAGTAAATCTCTGCGCGGGTAATATTTTTGATAATACTCCGCCATTCTCATTTTATGCTTCCTTAAATGCATATGAAGAGCCTTCTCTGTTTCAAACTCTTCCCCATCTATTTTGCAAGTATAAACCATCTTCATGCAATCTTTTAAATCTTTAACCATTTACAGCCTCCTCTACAGATAAACCAAAAATTCTAGCTTTAACTTCGTCCATGGTAGAAAGCTTATCAGCTTCGTCTTTAATAGTTTTCTTCCTTAATTCTGCCATTTTAATGAGCTCTTTTCTGCTCTCTTCTTCTTTCCAAGTCTCAACTAAGTTAAGAATACTAGCGTTATCTTGCACTTGCTTACTGAGTCTGTCACTACGTTTTTGTTTTAGGTCACTCAATAATTTATGCTGTCTGTTTACGCATGAGTTATATTCGCTTTGTGCGGTATTAATGGCTTCAACTAAGCTCATTGATATTCTGCGGCCTTCATTATCGTTCGCTGTTTCATCAAGTAGTCTCTGAAGCCTGCCAACTCTGCGTTGAATATTTGAGGCTATCACGACTTCTCCCGAAAGTACTATATATTGATCGACTTCTTCTTGTGTTAAATCTGGTTTGTTGTAAGTATATCTTACGAATGAAGACTCGAATAACTCTCTTTCTGTGTCGTTTCGGTAGTTACTCATTTGATGTATAAACCTAAAAGTATGAAGGTAGCTCATAAGACGCTCTATGTCTTTTTTTTGCCTAGGGGTAACTTTCTCTTTATCTATACCACTGTCTAAAACGAACCTATTTATTCTACTTAGAACTCTATCTGGATGTTTTGGTGGTTTATACTCGAAGCTTTCTTCTTCTTCGTTTTGAGCCTCTTCAAAATCTTCCCCATCTAAGCTCTTACAGTATTCTGTAACCATCCTTGTCTCCGCACTAAGGCTTGTAAGTTTGTCGTTTAGAAATAATATACGAGACATTTCCACATATTTCATTGTCCCTCTATTGTTTCTGATAAACTCTTTCTGTTCGTCTGACAAGCTCGGCTTTTCGACTTTTTGGTATTCGCTGGCTGGAATAGCATTTAGATCAATTTCTGACAAAAAG